CGCGAGGGGCTCCCAACTCTGGCAATACTCTCTCTCAAGAGTGGTGCCAAGTTTTACAAGGGACTAGGGTCAGATTACCTGAACGTTGAATTCGGCTGGAAGCCGTTCCTCAACGATCTCATCAACATGGGTAAGGCGCTTTCGGGCGCCACCAGCACGCTTTCTGGAAACGGTAATCGTGTTCATCGCAGCTATGGAACACCGACTGTTTACACCAGTGACAACAGGTCAAGCGATGTGGTTTCGAACCTCACCGATTGGCTTGGACATCCTGGACAGAGGGAAGCAGCTTTCGGGCTGCCTACTCTTCCTCTGGGTAATGGTCAGGCCCCGTCAGGGACCTACTATTACTTGCAAACAACGGAACGCCGCCAGTGGTTCGAAGGTGAGTTCACTAACTTCTTCAGACTTGGTTTTGACCCATCCTCTTTCTTGGATAGGTTAGACCAGCTGATTAATGTTAAGATGACTCCTTCGGTCCTCTGGGAGCTAGCTCCATGGTCCTGGCTTGTCGATTGGCATCTCCGAATAGGAGATTCCATCCGCGCCCAGGAATTGGTCGCGAACGACTTGCTTGTCATGCATTATGGATATGCAATGGAACATACAGTTCTTAGCGAGCTGATGTCCATTGACTTGTCCAGCAATGCACGCACAAACCCAGGTTCGTCTACGTACGTCTACTGGCCGGGACTTCCGGACAGCGTATCGTACGTGACGCGCTCTGAGTACAAGCGTCGCATTCGTGCAAACCCGTATGGTTTCAGAACAGGAGGAACATCAGGCCTATCCGTAGGTCAGTTGGGAATCCTCGGCGCACTAGGGCTCACGAGGCTCAAGTGAAAGTTGTGGTTCGGTACTTCAATCCGAACTTCTTCCACCCAATCCAAACATCAACAACGGAGGGCTCTCATGCTCACTGACCCGATTTCGCTCAAGGTGAACAACGTCGCCACTAACCACCCTCGGGTGGCTATTGGCAACGAGCAGAATACTTATTCTGTCGCTGATGGGACCTCACAGGTCCGCGTCGGCGGTTCTACCTCGAGCAAGCGAACCAGAAAGTTCATGTCGAACACATCGACGAAGATCGCTGCTGACCCCCTCACGGCGGTCAATCAGTCGGTCAACGCGGTGTGCACCATCAGCTTGACTGCACCCCCTTGGGGGTTCACTCAGGCCCAGCTCAAGCAACTCGTGCTTGATACGGTGGACTTCTGGACCGCTTCCACTGGCGCAAACACTGACAAGATCCTTGGCGGTGAGCGTTGACCGGAGAACTTGTTCTCGTATTCGGAACGCTCATTACCTCGATCCTTATCACTGTTTGCATTGTGGGAGTTGCATTTGCTGCGGCCCGAAAGCCGTAGCGCGCAACTATAGGTGGGTCAGAGACTAGTAGAGCAGGATCAACTACCCTGGAAGGGGCGTGATGAAAAGCCTACTAACTCTCCACACAACAATGCTGGCCTCAGTGGCCAGACACTGCTCGATTGGCATCGACTTGGATGTCTCGTACATTCAAGCACGATGGGAAGAAGAAGGTGATTCGTTTCTTACGATCACCCTGCCGAAGTTCGCCAAAACTCTCGAAAGAGCGTTGGACGCGGGCTCCTGGCCGGCTCATGAACCTCTCGGTTTTAAGAGGTCCAAAGGGCTCCCGGTTTTTATGACGGGTTTCCTTAGCCGAATCTTCCACAAGAACGGAACGCTGTTGGACGTCCCAGATGCACAGTGCATCTGGGCTATACGACAGGTATGCTACCTGTCGCATAAAATCGAACGCGAATGTACCCCCAAAAGGGTTGCAGACGCGCTCGACCAATTCGTCCGTACCGACAGTGAGCTTCTAGGTTTGCCCGGTCGCCTTGACCGGAAGCGTCTTGATTCGTTCAGACGCACATCCTATAGGCTCTTTGGAGACATGTTTTCATATCTAGAGACCAAGGTCGCTAGTTTTGAACTTGTCCCCAAGCATGGATCTGGAGCAGTCGCAGAGTCAATCTCTCACGCAGAGAAACGCTCTTATGACTACTGGACAGAACGCCTCGAAAGCGTCTTCCCCAGGTGGAGGTATTCCGTTAATTGCGAATACACCCAGCACTCTTTCATGCCTGTTCCCATTGAATCTGAGATACCCGTCCGGGTAGTCTCAGTGCCTAAAACCCAGTCCACACCACGTATTATCGCTATTGAGCCCTCGTCTATGCAGTACGCACAGCAAGGTCTCAAACGCGAAATCTACGAATGGATCGGACGTAGTACCCTCGAGAAGGTACTAGGTTTTCAGGACCAGCAACGTAATCAGCACCTCGCAAAGAAATCGAGCATAGACCATACTCTGGCTACGCTCGACCTCTCAGAGGCATCTGACCGCGTACACTGGTTCCTCGTGAAGGTTATGCTTGAGCGATTTCCGCATCTCTGGGATTTCGTTTGGGCAACACGTTCACACATGGCGCAAATTCCTGAAGTGGGAGTTATTCCGCTTCAGAAGTTTGCTTCAATGGGATCTGCTCTGACATTCCCCATCGAGGCAATGGTCTTTACGACATTGGCTCTATGTGGTATCGAAGACAGACGGAACAGCCGACTGACTGTCCAGGAACTTCCTGGACTCTTGTCTGTCTATGGGGATGACATCATTGTCCCCATAGACTCAGTCGATTGCGTTGTCGATTGGCTAGAACACTTCGGTGCGAAAGTTAATCGAGCCAAGTCTTTCTGGAGCGGAAGCTTTAGAGAGTCATGTGGTGCGGAATATTACGCGGGGACCGAGGTCTCCGTCGTAAGAATCCGCCATGAGCTCCCGAGCTCACGCAATGATGCAGCTGAAATTGCCTCCCTGGTAGATTTCCGCAACCGGTGTTACCTAGCCGGTTTGTGGATTCTGGTGGCGGAACTCGATGAGGAACTGGAAGCCCTCATCCGTCTCCCTAAGTCCAGGGTGTCTCTAGAAGATACTGCAGATAGTGTCTCACATGAAAGTGTGGGATACCTGGCGCAGTTTACCTTCCTGAATGTGATACATCGGAAAATCAGCTGGGAAGCTGATTACCAGTATTACACCAGGCGCGTACCTGTTCTCGTTCCCCGCGGCGTTGAATACCGTGTGGATGGAGAAGCAGGTCTCCTAGAGTGGTTCCATGATTCTCTTCGCCGAAG